GACGATAATGGTTAGTACGAGGCTCAACGGAATGTGCTTTTACAAAGCCTGAAATGTTGGCTAAACATAGAGCGATCCCAACTAGCCAGCACCTTGCGAGCTTTCCCTGTCGGGCTCGCCTTGTGGCTTTGTGAGCCACTGCTTCACTAGAGCCTAGCATCATAAGTCAAACTCCTTTATGCGTAAATGATTAAATTGTCTCAATATGTGAAATGTGATTTACAACACACTATGCGTAGATCATCTCTGTCCATCCAAGTCTCATCCCAACCAGCTACTGACATAATAATTCCAATGCGTGATGCGCTTGCTGTGGCACAACGCCATTACCAAGCATTTTTAATTGTTGCGAACGAGACAAATCTAAATCTGTCACCCAACCTTTGGGTAATCCCATCATATATTCGACAAACTTGGCATTTAATTTTCCATCGACCAATGTAGGCGGTATGGTTTGCAAAGACATTTCACGTCGTGAAACAAATCTGCTCCCCAATTCCTGCATTTGCCCGTTGTATGACTTATGTTGGTTGTCGGTGTCGCAATTAGTCTTACAGCTACACCAGTGCTCGCACCTGGTTTGCCTAATGTTTTGCCTTCGTTGAAATCCTGCACTCTCTGTTGATACTTTTCGATCGGTTCGTCGTGGTTCCTTACGTGCATCGCTGTTGGTGTTGGTAATAAGGCCATTGGTAACGTCATTTGTTTTGTCCCTGGACCCTTGTAATCCCGAGCTGCTGGGGTAGGCAACAATGAATAATCTTGCCCTTTGGTGTGGCGCACCGACATCACTAGCTCGAACAATTCGCCATTTTGCATCATACCCACTTTGGGCAAGGTCGCTGAGAACTTCCTTGAATCCGAGACTGAGATGCCCTCGCACATTTTCCAAGACAACGATTCTTGGTCTAAGTACGCTAATTGCTTTAGATATGTATGGCCAAATATGTCTTTCATCATTTTCACCTTTTCTCTGCCCTGCGTGACTAAATGGTTGGCAAGGATAACCTGCAGTTAATATATCTATAGGCTCAACACTAACCCAATCAATTTGTTTAATATCACCCAAGTTAGGTTTATTAAATCTGTGCTCGATAAGTTTAGATGCGTATCTGTCTATTTCTGCACACCAAATCATTTCAGCATTAAAGTATGCTTCAACTGCCATATCTAATCCACCATAACCGGTGCAAAGTGATCCAATTTTCATATTGACATCCATCCTATGTATCCAGCATCAGGATTATCAATAAGCCATTGCTTGTGCAACTCATTTTGCTTGGCCCAGTCAATATCGGTAGATTCATTCATTATTTGGCCCTAATCAACTGACAAGTGTGGCAGACCACGGCAATAAACTTCCAACTACCACACTTATCACATCTGGATATATCGCTATCTGGTATATCCAAAGCTTCAGCTATATTCTTAACACCAACGCACCCACATTCCATACATTGATAAGCCTTAAATCCATCTGGCATATCTAATTGATCGAGCCATAAAAACTCGGTCTTACGACTGCAACCATTACATTTGAACCGCGTGTGCATTGTGGTAAACTCCTTATTGCCTACAGTGGCATTGGGTACAAACCAAATACTGACCATCGTGTAATAACCTGTCGTCATTACAGGCCATACACTTATCGCTTGTTGGCTCTAGGGTTATCTTGTCATTTTCAAAACGTGCTAGATAACCCGAACCATCGATAATCTCTAAAAATCCCATTTACTCACCCCCTTTATCTTTCGGAAAGAACCAAGCACCAGTGGCATCTTGTTTGGCCCATACAGCGTGCTCTTTGATATTATTTTGACAAACATAACCATAATATGGTTTTCCATTTGTTTTATTTGTTCCTGACCTTAATGTATGTCCATATTCGCAACATATTGTTGGTGGCTTTGGTGGCTCAGGAATTTTCACGCCATCGGTAGTCCACTGAACTGGATCATCCAATTTATTATCCACACTAAATGATTCACGTAACACATTTTCTACAGCTCTAGCACGTGTGCCTGGCGGTGAATAATTTGTTACCTTTGTCATTTCTTCTCGACTAGCCCTTTTTCCCTTAGCCGCATAACCCGCATTTGCAAGTGCTCGGCCGATCGCTGAAGTCTCAGCATTCTCCAATGCAGAAGTTGAATTAACACCGCGATCACTAACGCTCTCGCTAGCAAGTCCAGTCGAGCACGGGTTCGCATCGGCTTCCGTCTTAAATAATTGAGCACTAACAATGTATCTAGTGTCTGTGGCCTGCTCAATTTTTGTGAATATTCTTCCATCTGGGTAATCCTTCCACCATTTTTCAAGTCGGCTTTCGACTGTTTCGTAATCTTGTAAATTAAATGCCATTATTTATCCTCACCCAAAGCGTAATAACTAATAATGTTGGCAACGTGCCTTGTGTGTTGTTCTAAATCTAATTGCATTTCACCAAGACATCTGCGATCACATTCCGCATGCTCCATTAAAATAATTCTAGTTTGGTAAATAAGCCTAGAAACACTAACAGCCATTAGTCATCCCCCCAGGTAAATGCGACATCGAGTTCTGCTTCCAGCACGGTCTGGTATATCGAAATGTAAGCAATAGCGTCTTTGATGCTGTCCTCGTGTTTTGGAGATTCACTAATCCGAGAAATCTTGACGAGCGCCATACATAATGCAACCTGACTAGGTGTAATTGGATGGTCGAGGTATGCAGACCAAAGCTCACTGATCCGTTTATGGTTTGTGTAAGGATGACCGTAGACCGCTCCCCTTGAATGCACCAGATCGACAACATCGGCTAGCAGCTTCTCAGTTTTTGTCATAGTCAAATACCTGGTCTGACTTTAACTTGGTGTTCATTAGTCTGCGGTGAGATTCCCACCCCTGCGCACGGCCTTTCCAATAACCATTTTGAAATGCTGTGTCTCTAATTTCGTGGATAATCCAAGCAATTAAAATTAAACCCATAATTGACCACATAATTACGTAGCCAATATCTCGTAAATCTTGTAGCGGATTCATATAGCCCTAACTATGCACACATATTTTGTGGCATAGGCATAGTGTTGCACCTGTGTATGACTTTGTGGATTATTTAAGGGCGTATTTGTATAACGATTTGGTAACGATGTTACCCGTAGTACCTGCCCAAAGCTGTAAATGAGCCATCCTTATTAACTGGCACCAGGGTCGGTGTCAGGGTCTTTCCTACGGCTTCTAGTATAGCAAAGCCACCCTGCCAATTTGCGGCAGAATAGCGCAAATAAGAGGCTTTCTGTCGGTTCATTAGGTTTCCTACCTCAACCCCATATAAGGGCCTGTAATGGCTTCCTATGGCCTCTGAATAGGCACTCATACCCAGTCTATGGGTGTGGCCACAAACTACCGACTTACCCCATTTTTTAGCCAAATTTAAAGCCGTGATTCCAGCGTGTTGGCTCATATTGCCCTCGTCACCGTGGGCCAATACCCAACCAGGATGAAACTCATATGCTGTCTTATGGTAGGTCATACCCATTTCAGCAAAGCCCATAAACTTTGGGTATTGCAATTCAGGTAGGCTCAGTAAGCCAGGTGTTTTTAAAAGAGTATTAAATAAGCGGTCACTATGATTAGACCTGATGATATGACACTCACGGCTATACTCGCTGAGATCCCAAAGAATCTGCTTACATAACTCACGGTCAGCGTGGATAGTTTGTTCATAAGCCAAAGGTGTTTTTTCAGCCCATCGACTAATGGTTTGGAAATCCATTTCATCGCCAACCACCAATACTGAATCAAATCGCTCACGCTTGGCTAACTTCTTTAGGTTCTTGATTGCTGGATCCAGTTGGTATGGAGCCTGGATATCTGAGATTACTAGCCAACGCTTAATCTTCATCCTCATCTGGAGTAGGAATAACAGGAATAATGCCTTTGTCGCCTACTACCCAATCGGGCATGGACTCTGGACTATCCATTAGATACAACGCAACAGATTCGCTAAAACCCGCTTTACGTGCAGCTTTAAACATTTCGTGTTTAGCAATATAAAACACTTCTAGCTTAGATAAAGGGTCAGGTGATTTACGCACCTTGCGCCTGTTAATTTTTCTACGCTTACGTGTAGTTGCCATAATTAAAATTATCGCTTACTGATTAGGACAAAGAGATCATCGACACGCTGTTCAAGTCGAGTTATTTGATCCTTAATGCTAGAGCCACC